AAGGTTTTGCCTTACTCATTGAACCGTTCTTGAGATAATTAGGTACATATCCTGCCAGTCCGTGGTCTCCTGCTTTGCCGAGATCGTGCAGCAATGCTGCCAGCGCTACATCCTTTCTTGATACTTTCTTGTAGGCATCCCATGCCATTGCAAGATCATTGGCAGCCATGAATACATTTAAGCTGTGCTTTGCAAGTCCGCCCATCACACAAAGGTGATTACCGCTTGAACAAGGGCCCTCAAAGAAATTGTTATCATCCATCCATCCGATGAGATTCTTCATGCCCTCTGTCTCTTTTTCCGTCTCACATGTAAGAAGTAGTTCGTTTACTATCTGATCTCTTACCTCTTCATCATCCATCATCATTGCGTTGCTGTTCATGTCCTTCTCCTTTTTTCTTAACTACGTCCGTATTCCACGGTCTCAAATGCTAAATAGGTCAATCCCATACCGATTGAGATCCAGAGCACTGCTGACCATTCCAGCATCAAGAACATTAATGTTCCCCATGCTACTGAGATTAATCCGGCACACATAAGCAATACTGCTATGACGTCGCTTAATCCCTTGTAAACCCTGTTGAAGTGCTTTTTAAAATTCCTTAAGCGCCATTGCATCTTTTTTGTCATGTCTTAGCCTTTCGTAAAATCCCATTCATTGGGATGATTTGGGTATAAAAATAAAGTCCATTGGTATCCCTGATAGTCTACTTATTTCTGCCAACTGGGATGCACTTGGTTCTGTGTTTCCGTTTTCCCAATTGTTTACAGTGTTCTGCGATACATGGTTCATTTCAGCCCACTCTTTTTGGCTCTTGTCTGCATTAACTCTGCAAGCCTTTAAGCTGATTTTGATTTTTGGAAACATCTCATTAATCATAGGCAAATTCCTTTCGTAAATTTTGAATCCCATCAATTGGGATTTCTTGGTTTCTATCTTAATCCCATCGTTTGGGATTGTCAACCACAAATCCCAATAAATTTGTATTTTATTGTATTTTGTTGTGATTTCTATTATAATATGGGATAGAAAGGTAGGTTACCGTCATGACAGATAACGAAGTAAAACAGATATTTTCATCTAACCTAAGAAGACTTTTATCTACTTACGGGCATTCTCAGAAGGATGCGGCTAAATCCCTTGGGATCGCATCCCAGACTTTTAATAACTGGTGTAAGGGCAATTCTATTCCGTCAATAGACACCATAGACAGACTCGCCCAATATTTCCATTGTTCAAGATCTGATCTATTAGAAAAGCCTTCTAGTGCTTCAGTAAGAACAAGTATCAGCATTCCTGTGCTTGGAAGAGTCGCCGCAGGTATCCCAATGGATTCCATAGAGGAAGTGATTGATCGTGAAGATATTTCTACAGAGCTTGGCAAAACCGGAACCTTCTTCGGTCTCCGGATCAAAGGCGATTCCATGTCGCCACGCATCCAGGACGGAGACACTGTTATCGTCCGGAGCCAGGAAGATGCTGAGTCCGATCAGATAGTTATTGCCCTTATCAATGAGCATGACGGTGTATGTAAGAAACTAAGAAAGTTAGAAAACGGATTAATGCTTATATCCCTTAATCCGTCTTATGAGCCTATGATTTTCTCCAAGGGCGAGATTGATACCATGCCGGTCAAGATCATTGGCAGAGTAGTCGAGGTTAGAGGAAAACTGTAAGGAGGTACTATGCTTAAGAAATTACGTGAATTGTTTGGAAATCTAATAATAAACATTCTGGTTGTAATAGCTTTTGTATTAATCGGATTATATGCATTAAGTATAGTGGCAACATTTATCATGTTCCCATTTGCTTTATTTAGTTAGTGCACTTTCTTGACTAAATCCTTGACTAACCTTGACTAAAATCCAACGCGTTTTAATGCATTTAACGTGTTGATTCGTGTTGATTCGTGTTGATTTGAGTTGTTGTTTTGAGATTTGAGTTGTTGATTTGAGTTATTGAATTAACTTAAATGAGCTGCCCTTTTCCACTCCGGAGAGTGTGGCAGCTACTGTTAGGATCATTATAGCATCTTTATAACATTTTGCTGACATCAGCAAATTGGTAATGTTGCGAAATATAAACGAATTAAACTTTTTGCCCCTAAAAAATGTAATTGAGTCCCAAAAATGGTACTTAAAATGTCATTTCCGAGATTCAAATTAAACTTAGGCAAACAAAAAAGCGCCCTGTTGCGGACGCTTCTCTGCTAGAAAATTCACGAAAGGTAAAACATGAATCAAGGAAACCATGTAATTACTAATCAAATGCTCCGCCAGAGTGTAGTAGCACCCTGGGGAGCCGGACACTGAACATTGCTCAATAATGCTCACTTGTGATTATAGCATAATCACAGAAAGGAAGGAAGTATGGCGATTTTACGAGTAGAGCGCCACGGGCCCACATGGCGCTATATATTCGAGATGGCTCCCGTAAACGGTAAAAGAAAGAAACGCTGCAAGGGAGGATTCCGGACAAAGGGAGAAGCGTCAAAAGCCGGTCAGGAAGCTTTTAACCTGTATCTCAATTCCGGCACCGTGCAAAAGCCCTGCAGCATGTCTGTGGCGGATTTTATAAATGACTGGTACCGGATGAACGAAAGCCAGTGGAAACCGGCAACAAAACGCGGATACCGGAAACAGATCGACAACTACATTATTCCAAAGCTTGGACATTACAAGCTGATAAGTCTCAACGCAAGAGCCATCCAGGAATTCATTAACGAACTTTTCAATGGCGGTATGTGCCGTGTGTCCGTAAGAAATGCTAAATCCAAATTAACAGCCGCCCTTGACTGGGCTGTTACCCTGGAATACATCAAGTCCAATCCGGCAAAGAGCGTCAAGCTTCCGTCAGCTCGTGCGATACCCGAAAAAGAATCCGGCAGCAAACCTCACATATACATCGATAAAGAAATGCGTGAACGACTCTTCGGCATGTACCCGGAGGATCACGTTATACACCTGCCCTATATGCTTGGTTATCGTGCAGGCCTACGTATCGGTGAAGCTCTGGGCCTTACCTTCTCTGATATCGACTTTGAAAAAGGCACTATCAAGATTGACCGTCAGCTTCAGCTCTTCGCCGGATCCCCTGACGTATACATTACCAATCCCAAATATAACTCTAACAGAGAGATTAAGATCGACTCTGTTCTTCTTAGTCTCCTAAAGAGAAAGAGGATACAGGTTCTCAAGGAAAAGGCAAGATACAACGAATATTACACCAACTACTACCTGAAGGACGGGAAGCTTGTCACTGAAGAGACCGACACCCTCATGGATCTTGTGTGCGTCAAGGAGAACGGAGAGTTCATAAAGCCGCAATATGTAGAGTACTGGAACGTCAAGTTCCGTAAGAAATACGGCTATGAAACCTTTAACTACCATTCTCTCAGAAAGACCCACTGCACAGAGCTTTTATCCAGAGGAGCAAACCCGAAGGACGTACAGATGCGTCTCGGCCACAAGAACATCCAGGTAACACTCCAGATCTATACGGAAGTCACCGGATCCATGGAAGACAAATCTCTTAAGATACTTGAATCACTTTAACGGAACCATTGGTTCCGTTTTTTTAATCCGGGGAACCAATGGTTCCGTTCTTGAATTTAGGGAACCATGAGGGAACCATTCAGACTTATTCACTCAAGACCATACCCATAGGACAGTCAAAGACCCTAGCAAATACGCGATTTCTTGCCAGGGTCTTTGCCTTTCGTGTGGTCTTCTCATAAATAACTACGTTATTTAATCCTCTGTAATCAATCGAAACGTATAAACACCTAGAATGTATTGATATTACGCGGTTTTTTGAGGATGTATAAACGTAGCGTAATTTATCGTAATTCACAAAAACTCTAAATAATTATAGCGTAGGGAACCATGAGGGAACCATTGGAGCAAAAAAAGAAGGCGGACATATATGTGTCCGCCTTCTTTTAATGCATCATCTTCTGAAACTGGTCCGCCATAGCTTTAAGCTGATTGAACTGCTGCTGCGACATCTGACCGTTTGACAGCATGTTCATTACAATCTGCTGTGGGTTTCCGCGGAATGTGTTCCTGAACTGGTTGAACTGGTTCATCATGTTTGTCATATTCCCAAAAGGTGTGTTATTTTGTGGAGTTTGGTTGAACTGTTGCCGGTTGAACAATGGATTCATTTACTTCTCCCTTCTTTAGTAGCTCGTCAATATATGCCTTCATTTCGTCTTTGGTTACATACTCCGGCTTTGGATCCGGAACAGTGACGGGCTTTGCGGTCCGCTCAGTAAAATCAAATATTCTCAGCGGCTGCGGTATTCCGCTCACATCTGTTGATTTGATATAGAACGTCTGTCTTTCTGAGTCCATCAGCCAGGCAGTCATTCCGGCAGGTACCATGTAACCACGTGCACCGGCTTCGCCCTGCACCCAATCAAAAACATTTTTGTTCTGGAAGGTCTGCGGCACCTGCTGTTGAGGCACCGGCTGCTGAACCGGATTGGTAGGAGCTGATGCTCCGTATGTCTGCCCGTTTAAATAATACGGATAATACATTCGATCACCTCTCTATAATTTTACGGTTATACGTTCGATTGTCTTATATACATCCAGATAAAATTCGTAGCCATCGCCGTTGTACGATACTTCATATAGCATACCATCTGCAAGGTCTGAACCTATGATCCATATCTGGTTTTGCAAGGCTAAACATTTCCATACGATATAAACATCCCACTCTTCCGGAAGATCCTTTTCCTTCGTGTGTGTTTTTATGTAATCTCTGACAATGTTTAAAGCCATCTCATCAATTGTTATAAGCGTATTAGCCACTATCTTTTTTCCCAGTAATAGTAAGGCACGCAATCCCCGGAGTCCCATGCATCATAGTAATCACCGTCGACGACAGTGATCACATGTGTTCCGGTACCGAGGATGTAAGTGCCTTTATCATTTCTTTTTGTGAATTCGTTTACGGTCAAAAGGCCGGGACACTCAACCCTGTGGTATCCTTTCTCCATCAGGTAAGTGCCCCAGACCAGGTTTGACGATGGCATATCGGCCATTTCAAGGCCCTTTACACATAAATCCATATAAACATCCGTCCAGGACATTTGAAGTGCCTTTCCGAGGCTCCTGATTACGCAGTCACCCACTTTAAGACCCAATGGATTAGGATTGAAATATCTGTAACTCATTCTACTTCAAGGATCCTCTGTGCTCCGGTCTCATCAGATACATAAAGAGCTCCTGCAAGGCTCGCTGCTTTTCCGGACTCCGGCTGGAAGTAGTACCACCTACTGTCGATCTCTCTCCAGTCCGTAGCCATTCTTCCTTTATCATCGAACCAATACCTGTGTTTGTTGATATCCAACCATCCGTGAGCGTTTACTCCTTCAGATAATCTTCTGTACCAGTATGTACCGTCTTTTACCCATTTAGGATATGTCTCCTTTTGCGCTTCCGGCATTTTGTAGACGAACTCAACATGTCCGATCTGTAGATCTCTTGTTGGGTCATTACCGACAAACAGAAGTGCGTCACCGATCTTTAATACTTCCGGATTGGTGATATGGCCATCAACGATATTAACCGGTACCTCTTCGAATAAATCACTCTCATAGATACCTTCCGTGTTAAGTGTCCAGGGAAAAGCATAACCGCATTTCTCGTAGGTCTTTATTCCGGATGAGGAACAATCAGAGTAGTAATTACCGTCCTTGAACTTTACATAACAATATTCGCGTCTGTTCTGGCTGTAGATATTCCTGCCCAGGATAGACTTGTAATATCTTACAAATGCTTCACGTCCGGTGTCTGACATCAATTTAAGACGCATGACTTTAATTATGTCCTTGCGCTTACCGTTATCAGCTTTGGAATTGTATCTCTGATCGAGATATACATACATGTTCTTAAGTGAAGGTGTGCCGGACCCATGGCCGCATATGGTTATCTGCTTCTCAGTCATAAGTTTACCCTCAAATAGCTTTAATTCCTTGAGTCTCCGTTTTTTGAGTGAGTCCAAATGCTTTCCACCTGCCACGTCGTGTGTGGGCCAGTCGGCTATGATCTCAGTTCTTGTCCGTTTTCCATCATCCACAAGTCCCTTAATGGATCCTATGTTGTAGCAATAGCTCACCAATGCATCAAACTCATTCTGCGTCCAGTGATAAACGTCGTCATAACGTTCCACTTTCCGCTCGTATGCCGGAAGATCCGACAGCAAAAGAGCTTCTGCCTGTGCTTTGGTTATGACCTGCCCCGGCTCAGCTCCTAAGTGGCCGTATCCTATAGAGTAGTCCTTAAAGTCCCAGTAAGCCTTCAGACAGCAGCCTTCAAATTCCTTTATCAGGTTTATGCCTATCTGACTGATCCTCATCGTCTTCCTCTTCCTCAGAATTTTCTTTGTCATACTTTGCTTTGTAGTACTTGACCACCGCTCCCATAAAGGTATTGAGTCCGGCCATGGTAGCAAGTACCTGGTCTCTGCACGGGATCTCCCAGGCGACCATGACAGCACCGATAAATGCCATAAATGCCGGAAACCAGCATAATGCAAAGTCTTTGAGAAAATCGTACTCTTTGTCCGTCATTTCCCACCTCATTTAATGCTTAGAAATTCACTATCTGTGTTTTCTGCATCTGTGTGTCTACCTCGTGAGCATACGCATCCTGTGCGATAGACTGATCGATAACCTCTGCAACTACTCTGGGAAGTCTCAGCGGTACACCGCGCGGCACTGAGTACTTGACTCCGTTGATAGTCACATTCAGAGGAAACTTATATCTTTCACCGTCCTTAAAAAGCGGCGCATGGTCCACGTATTCCATAGGATCCTCTGCATTGGCTGCTGCATCTTCTGTAAGATTCACATTAGTCTCTGCATCTTCTGTAAGATTTACATTAGTCTCATCTGTATTTTTCTTAGGCATATTTATTTTCCTTTCAATAACACCCACGGCCATTACGGCCGCAGGTGTTTTAAAATCAACCGTTATATGTGCAAGCGGTTTCGATTCTTACCATATAATCTTCTACAAGTCTCTCAGCTGTCTTTGTAGCCTTCCAACCGATTGTTGATCTCTGGTCAAGAGGGTCTGCTGTTCCGGCTGAGCCCTTCTGCTTCATGATAAGCTGAAGTCCGCCGCCGGTGATATCTGTGGTTCCGTAAGCATCCTTGGCGATGATAAGTGTGGAATAGATATCCATATCGCCTGTTCCGACACCTTCAAAGATCTTTGCTTCTGTAGTCTCAACGAATCTTACACCGGCGATCTTACCAATCTCGTTGTTGTACATGTGCTCAGGTGAGGTGTACTTCTGCCAGTCTACCCAAGAAGGGTCGCTCATGAGGTCGAAAGCTACGTCCGGATGAATGATACCCACATAATCACCGTTGATAGGCTTAGCGTTCTGTCTTTTTAATGTTCTTACAGCTGCTCTGACAGCCTTGACTGTGAGTGTATCAGATGCTGTGACAGCTGCTCTGTTCGCTCTCTCGCCTTCGTGATATTGAACGTTTGTACCACCATTAAGGATCTCTCTTACGATAGTATCAAGTGAACGTCCGGCCTGTGAGCCGATAAGCTGTGTAGCTTCTGTCTTGATATTATCGATAGCTGTGAGTTCCAGAAGGTCTGAAAGTGTTACATAACCACCGTACTGTTTAACCAGCGCAGTGATAGCTGATACATCAAGTGCCTGTCCGTCCGGTGTAACACCTTCAACAAGCTCGGTTGTGATCTTGGCGAGCGGCATGAACTGTCTGAACTCGATAGTCTTACCGGACCCTGCCGGGATAGGTCTCTTCTGACCAAACTGATCGTGTACAAGTTCTGCCTCTGCAAGATCGATTAGATAGTCTGAATAATAGGTCTTAATCTCGGGTGTGAGATGATTACCTGCAGTGTTTGATGTTGTCTTATTGATCACATCAAACATACGAAGATTTAACTTATATCTGTACATATTCGCTCCTTACAAGCGGATAGCTCCTGACATTGAACGTCGAGCAATTTCCGCTCGTTCTTCTTTGGTGAGTTTATGTACATCCTTTGAAACATGTGCCGAAGCCTGTGAACCAATGGCATTTTCCTTCGGTCTGGTCCTTCGTGCTGCGATATCCTGGACTGTCGCCTGCCTTACTTCCTGGGCTGTGTTCTGCATTGCTCCGGAGAATATCTCCTCTCCATGAACCGCGTAAAAAGCTCGTTCCATAGAAAGTCCGCTCCGTAAAGCCTGCTCGAATTCCGGGTTCTGTAATTCCTGGTCAAGGTTGAATGTCGGGAAGAGCTGCTTAAGGTTCTTGCTCTGCTGGTCCCATTCATCCATCTGTCTCTGGATCTGCTGAGAACGTTCTGCCTGCTGTCGCTGTTCGCGATACATTCTGTTTTCGCGCTCCAGCATATCCCATTGGCGCTGCTCGTCTATAGTACGTCCATTGGCTTCTGCACGCTCTGCATAAAGCATGTCGTCCTCTTCGAGCGCCTTTGTTATGGCTTCAATGTTCTTCGAGTCTTCGATCCCGTACTTGGTCGCCAGCATTTCCATGACCGCATTGGCAGCGCTCAGCTGCTTCTTGATCGGTGCATAGCGCTTGTTGAACTTTTCCTGGAAGCGATCCGTGAACCATTTGTCGGCTTCATCCTTGTGGGAATTCATGTAGTTTTCAAAGTCTGTACCTGCATCGACAGCGGCGACCTGTCCTTGACTAAAGTCTTGACTAATCCCTTGACTATCGTTGACTATTAGTCCATTCGCCTGTGTGCCAGTGGCGAGCTGGCTTCCGCCTTCTCCTGCCGGTCCTGCGGATCCTGCGGCAGCGCTTCCGCCTTCACCGTCAAATAACCGGAGATTGATCTTTAATTTTTCCATAAAGCTCCTTTCAGCTTTGCGCGGTCTCTCCCGTGAGTCTTAAGGAACATGAGTTCCATTAATCACAATTTACTACGTACAAAAAAATGTACGTACCGACCTAAAAAGAAATAAAAAAATCCCCGGGCATAAAGCCCGGAGAAAGTAAGGAGGATATAAAGAAAACAGTCAATGTTCATCTTTTTTATAATGCATGAAAGTCCCGTCCCGTTTAAGTTCAGCATATACTTCTCTGATATGCTTGATCGAATCATCCGCCACAGAATTGATGTACCTATGATGAGTCTGGCAGAACTTTTCATACTTGTCGCAATCAACCAGGATAGCATCGAACATGTCTTTCCTGTGCGGCCGCTTCTCGATCAGTTCATCGTCGAATCTGATAATACGTGTTCGCCGTGAGTCCATCAGGTCCTCTTTGATCTCGTCCAAGGACAACTGCCTTTGTAGCCATTTGCAAAGTAGTGACCAGGGATTAATTTTAATTGGACTAATTTCTATAAGAGAAAGCGCCAAGAAACAAATTATTGACAAATTCCCAAGATTTAAGTTATCAAATATTTCCTTTAAGCTCATTTCTTGACGCTTTCCTCCCCTAGATTGGATTTAAAAATTACTCTGTCTCAGCTTCCTCGTACTCGTCTTTTCTTGGACACCATTTGGGAATTGTCTTTGGTTTCATTCTCAGATTAGGTCGAAAACCGCAAAGTACAAATTTGCAGTTATCCATATCCCCAATATCACGATGCCACACGATTCTGCTTGAACAGTTCTTACAAGATGTCATTTCTCGATTCTATTCAAAATTTAATGTGGGCAAGGATTTGCACCTTGCATGGTCAACTTGTACCAATATAACTGTTTGGGGGCAACTGTCTCAACCATACAATTTAATATTTGCGTCTACACTTTTCCGCCACCGCATTTAAATTACTCTGTCTCAGCTTCCTCGGTTTCGTTTGTAATCTTCACCGATGTAGTTACTGATTTAAATTGTCCTTTAAGTTATATTTCGATTAAAGCACCAGTGCTTCTGTCGTAGCAATTAACAAAATGAACATTTGTATTGCTTGCAATAGTAATGGGTGCTCTTTGTTGATGCTGATTTCCGATAAACAAAATGGTTCCCCCACCATTTATATTGATGTCACAATTCTGATATCCAATATTACAATTTGCAAATGTAACACCGCTCGTGCGCTCAATATTAATTTTCGAGAGAAAGATTTGACATCCGTCAAATACAAAACCGTTTTTTCCGTTCAAAATAGATATACCAGTGCCGCTATTTTCGACTGTGCCGTTAAGCGTATGGTTGAAAAGACAGCCAATAGCAGAGCCGTGCGTATTATTTGGACTTTGTCCTTGTGAATTATCCATAAGCATACCACATTGGTAATTTCTGGAAAAATCACAGTTGATGAATACATTGTTGCCGCCATTATTGATGCATCCATAGTTACATTCCTGACAACACACATTCGTAAATTTGTTGAATTCAGATAAGTAAGAGATATTTATTCCAGCACCACAACGCCATATAAAAGCGTTTGCCACTTCGATATTTGCGCTAACGTCATATCCTGTATTATAGCAAGTAATACCGCCTCCTGTAAAAAACCGGATATACACATTGCTTATTGCACCTCGTCGAATGGTATCAGCTGCATCATGTGAATAATCGCCAGACCAAAGAATACCGTGTCTGTTTCCAACCGTCTCTGTAATTGGTGGCACATTATCGCCGCCTTCAATTCTCAGGTTTTCAACAGTGCAAAATGAGTTCATTTTTATAGCATACCCGTCAGAAGCACCAGTTAATTTAACATTCGTAGAATACCCGCACCCCATCAAGGTGCTCCCCTCTGGCATCTGAAGATTGTTTACATAAAACACCCCCGGGCCAAGTCTACACGTTTTACTTGCTTCCAGCATAGCAAGAATATCCGTTGTTCTATCTGTTGCATCGTTTGTTGATGCAAGATATTGGTTTGTATCTGCTGTTATAGTTGGGCTTGCCGTCAAGTTGACAGTTTGTGAATAAGAAGGATAATTATATTCATTTGTTATGTTGTATGTATTGACGATGCTCTGCCATTCTTCCCACGTTGCGCCGTTTGGTGTTCCACGCCTTTTGAAAATCGTCCCACCGTTGAAACTATAAAACAATTGCAAATGCCAAGTCCCTGTATGAATACTTTGTAGGAAACCAAGCGTTTGTCCTCTAGGCGTATTCAAATACGTCCCACCGTCAGTTAGTAAATAGAACGAATTATCAAGAACTTCATTCAAGTCAATAGTTACACCTGCAAAAGCGGTGCTAAACTCATTATATCCAAGTATTCTATCTGGGTTCATGATTTGGAAATAATCATTATTTATATCCGGGAATGTCAGTATTCCAGCGCGAATAGTCGCATCAATTGGCGTGTTTGAGCGGACAATCGAACGATATAGCACGGTTTCAACATCGTCAGGAATTACCCATGTAATGTATCCTTTCAAATCAACAAATTGCCGAATCAAAGTTAACCCGCCGCCCGATTTCTTGGAAAATACCTGCATAAACAGATTGTGCGGGTCGGAAGAATCTTGATAGAGCAATACCCGTTTCCCCGGTTTTAAGCTTCCAGAAGGAATGGATTGATAATAAAACAAGTTGGCCGCGTTTGCTGTGCTTGTTGTTTGTCCAACTGCTTTTATGCTTCCATCTTCTAATGTTGACCATGTAATACCACCCTGTGTTATATCTGGTTTCATAGTTGGTGGGATACTATAGAGCATATATTCACTTAAATTATCCATTGCGCTCTTTAAATCACCAAAGTCACCAACCTGACCACGGATTGCATCTCCCAGTGTGTCATAGACCGTGCCATCAACACCAATTCTGGCGTTCTGTACTTCTGCGGCGCTTGGTGCTTCACCACTTGGCGCAATAATCTGATTTATCTGAGTCTGCAAGTTAGAATCTGTTGCTGCTCTTGTCGCAGCTTCAGAATTAATATTGCCCTGTAATGTATTATCGGCTGTCTGACGTGCTGTTGCTTCTGCTGCAAGTGCTTCCGTCCAGTCAGTGGTGCCTTCTTCCATATCTTCGCGTACGTCAATGATCTGCTGCCTTACCGCAGTACCAAAAGAATCATACTGTGTACCGTCATATCCTACTCTACCGTCAATTACCTCTTCCTCTACTTCCGTTGCCGGAGTATCATCGTGAATCTTCACCACTTCATCCATCCTGGAGTTTAGCTGATTCACATTATCGCGCACCTTCCCCCACTCAGCTTCATACTGTTCAAGCTGCGTAAGATTTCCCTCATAATGTCCCGGCGTGTTGATATGATCCTCAACAAAAAAGGCAGACTTATACGAAGTCCACTTGCAAACACCGTCCTCATCCAGAGCCCGGATCTGAATGAGCACGGTTCCAGGAACCTGAAGCATTGAATTATTTATAGTAAGAACAAGGTTAATGTCCTTGTCCGTAACTTCCTTCACTAAAGACGCTGCATCGGTATTACCGTCAGCGTACTGGATATCCAGATTAAAAGTAAGCGCGGCAAGATCCACTCCACCGGAAGTCACTCTCTTTAAGTGGAAATGCCTTGTCTCAGTATTATCATCGTAGCAAGTGCCGATATTGTATTCTTCTCTTGGGATAAGTAATTCCCTGTTAATAACTTCTATCAAAGCTATCCTCCTTCCATATCTTTTAAAAAAGGGAGATTGCCGGAGCAACCTCCCCTCTAAACGATATTCAGTTGAAATTAGCCACCCATCTTGGTGATGCAGTCCTGAAGTGCGCGTCTGTCTCTCTCGGAATTTGTTCTTTCGAGCATGTGGCGCAGCTCATTTGCTAATTCTGTACCGTTCTCACGACTGTAAAAGCCGTAGCTCCCACCGTCGTTGTTTCCATAACTCCCACCGCCGTTGTTGCTGTTGCTTCCGCCGGTGTAGCTGTGACC